GTCGGGGTTCACGGCTGCTGTCCCCCCGGACAGCCCGCGCCCGGCGCGGCCGTTGCGGCGGGCTCCGTCGTCTCGCGTTTCTCGACAGTCACATCGCCTTCGCGAATGCGTTTCTTGGTGAACTGATCGAACGGCCATTCGGCGCCGCCGGTCTCGCGGAAGCCGACGCCCGTGCCGGGATGCCTGAGCACGCGGCGCAGTTCATCGCGCGTCGGCACGACGCGCACTCTGCCGACGCTGCTGGCTTCCGCGATGCGTTTCAGCCGTTCCTGCCGGCGCTGATCACGCGCGGCAAGCTCTGGATTGTCGATCTGCGGTCGCGTCCCGCGCTCTTGCGGACGCTCCTGCGACGGACCGCGCCGCATTCTCACGTCAACCATCGATGTTCTCCTTGGTTGGGGAAAGCGAAGCCGCTGCGGCCGGCGGGAAGTTGTATTCAGTGATGATGCGCAATACTTCCTCTTCCGGCGGCACGGTGTTGTCGTTGCGCAGCGGCACCGTTTCCTGATGCATCAGCAGGAAGTCGTCGGTGATGTACGGCGGCCACATCATGCGGTAGCGCAGCGAAGCCTCGAATTGCAGTTCGCCGATTGGGATTTCGTTGTTGAACGCAGCCGATCCCCACACGTGCTTGCGGTTGGCGCGCGTCACGCCCTCGATGCGCACATTGTCGGGATTGTTGTTTATTCCGGGATGCCCATACGGAAACGTGTCGAGCATGTTCATGATGTACTGGTCGGGCCATAGCCGCTTGCTGATTTCCCAATAAGCGGCATCGAGCACTTGCTGCGTGGCGTCGGGATCGTTGTTCTGCACGATCACCGAAAACCCGAGCTTCAAGATGTTGATGAAGCGCACATCGCCGACATTCGGATCGCCGTCCGGCGTCAGATCGTCGCCGATGAAATAGCAGCCGAGATAGGGCAGCGAGACCGGCTGCACCGGCAGTTGCTTGGTCTGCCGCTTGGTAAACGTCGTGAACAGCGACACTTGCGACACCGCCGCGAACACGATGTTATGCAGCACCCACGAATAGCTTTGCGTGTCGGTGATCGTCGGCATTGTTACGGCTTGGCTGTGACGACCTTGCGGATCACCAGCGTGGTCTCGCCGCCGCCGTTGGACGACGCATCGACCACTTCGAACAGACCTTCCGCCGGAATGTCTTCGACGGCGGGGATGTCCACTTGATCACGCTGCTGCGGCAGCACCGAGAATTCGACTTCGAGAATGTCGAGAATGGTTTGTTGATCGGAGAAGATCGAGCCGTCCTCGGCCAGCACGTCGAGCGCACGGGTATCGAAGATGCCGCGATTAGAATACGCGGCACCGCCCGGCTGCGAGGCCAGCGGCGTGATCGTGATCGGTCGAGCGAACATGTCATAGTTCGGCTCGTAGACCAGCTTTGAGAAATTTACGGCCATTTGATCTTGTCGAGCATCGCGCGCATGCGCTCGCACAGCCTCTCGAACAGTTCGGATCGCAGGATCGGCCGGCTTGATGCCACTCCCGTCGCGCGCATCGGGCCGCGCAACCGGGCATGACGTTTTCGAAAGAAGCGCCCACGCTCGCGGCGGCGCCGATCGCTCAATCGCGAGCGCGGATAGATCATGGTGTAGACGGAGTCGGGCTCTTGCGGCGTGATCGACGGATACTTCCGCCGCATGTCGTCTTCCTGCCACGCCACGAACTCGACGAAGATGTCCTGCGGATAGAGCGCATCGACGCGCTCTATCATCCCGTCCAGAGTTTTCAGGACAGGATCGGCTTCGATCGTCACTTCGAACATGTTCTAGATGCTGTAGCGGGTGTAGTTGGAAAGCAGATTTTGCGCCGCTTGCCGTGCCGTCGTGCCGCCGGTTTGCCCCGTCGTCGATGATCCAGACGTGGGCGAGTGGAAAACGACTCGCGCCTCTTTGTGGGCGATCATTCTCATTCCGCTGACCGCCTCCTGCGCCGCTTGCGTGCGCGACTCGCGCAACAGAAGTCCAAGCGCCTGTTGCAGCGACGGCGGCGAGTCAGCCGGCAGCAGGTAGCCGCCGCTGTAGACGATGACGATTTCCGACGAGCAGCCGTTGAGCAAAGTAAGTTTGCCGGATGCTTCTTCGACTTCGTAGCCGCTCGGATCGATCAGCGTGCCGGCCGGCGATTCCACGCTCTCGATCTCGGCTTCCACCACCGGAAAGCGCGTGAGAAAGACGCGGCAGCTACCATCGGGACAACACACGAGACCGACGCAGCGCCACGTCTCGCGTACCTTTTCTTTGCCGAATACCCGATTGCACATCTGCGCAATCGTGTCGGAGTTCATGTCGATCAGCATTTGCAACTGGATATCCTGCGACGTGTCGGTCGCCGCGATGCCGAGATAAATCTTGGCATCTTCCAGCGTTATCAGCGCATAGCTGGTGGCCGGTTGCAGTATCTTGACGGTTACATCCGACATCAGCGCGTCTCGCTTTGATACTGCTCGAACAGCGTGCGCAGTTCGAGCGCCGGCCCGCTGCTGCCGTCCGACATGATCGGTGTGGCCAGATAGCGCGCACGATCGAGCTTCCAACCGCGGATGGTGGCGCCGGCTTCGCCTTGCTCGCCTTGCGGTCCGCGTTCGCCGCGCGGACCTTTCTCGCCAGCGACGCCGCGCTTGCCCTGCTGCGACATCAATTGCCAGCCTTCGCCGGGACATGGACCGGGATCGTCCTTGCGCGCAATGAACGAAGCGCCTTCGTTCATGACGATATCGAGCGCAGAATAACTTTGCTCCGCGATCCAGGTGCCGCGCACGTGCGGCGAGATGCCGTCGCGGCCGGCATGCGCGAGCATGATCCAATCGGCGTGACCGGGCGCGGTGCCGGTGTCCTTCACCGCCTGCCACGTGCCGCCGTCATAGGCGACGACCTCGCCGCGATAGTGCACGGTGTCGGGCCGCCATAGCTTCACGACGGGCAGTAGGCCGGGCGGACCTTCGGGACCCTGCGGACCTTGCTCGCCGCGCTCGCCCGGTAACCCTCTCTCGCCCGGCGCGCCACGCGCTCCCGGTTCTCCGGGCTCGCCGCGTGCGCCGATCGCGCCGACTTCGCCTTTTTCGCCACGTTCCCCACGTTCCCCTTGCGCGCCGCGTTCGCCTTGCTCTCCATCACGACCCGGATTTCCGACATCACCTTTTTCCCCCTTTTCACCCCGTAGGCCCTCTGCACCATCACGACCCCTTTCGCCTTGCGGACCAGATTCACCGCGCGCGCCTTCAACTCCGCGCTCGCCGGGCTCACCCTTTTCGCCGCGCTCACCTTTCTCGCCGTTTTCGCCTTTTTCACCGGGATCGCCTTTCTCGCCGCGCTCACCATCCTTGCCGGCGGCGCCTACTTCGCCTGCGGGTCCTTGCTCACCGCGTTCGCCGCGTTCGCCGCGTTCGCCGGGCGGACCTTGTTCGCCGCGCTCGCCGCGCTCTCCTGCCGGGCCTTGCGGACCTTGCTCGCCGCGCTCGCCCGGATCGCCCTTGTCGCCGGCCGGTCCGGCCGCCCCGGCTTCACCCTGCGGACCTTGCTCACCGACATCGCCCTTCTCGCCCCTTTCGCCCGATGCTCCGGGCGTGCCCGGCAATCCCGGTGCGCCATCCTTGCCCTTGATGCCATCGCGACCGGCTGCTCCTTGCAGGCCACGTTCGCCGCGCTCGCCGCGCGGGCCGCGGGCACCGTCCTTGCCATCGACGCCGTCGCGCACCGCCGCCAAGCGCTCGGTCACCATGGCGGTGACCTGCGCGCGCAGTTCAAGAATCTCGCTGCGCAGATGCAAGATGGTGGCCTGCGACTGCGCCTCGATCAGCGCGCGCTCGCGCGCCCATTGTTTCTGCGCCGCGGCGATTTCCTCGGCGAGCGCTTCGCGCCACGCATCAACCAAACTTTCGACGGATGACGGCGGCTCGTGTTCGGAGTCGCCGGATTTCCCGTTGGATGTCATCGCGGTTCGCCTTCTGCGCGGGCGGCGGTTGCTCGTCAGGCTTGCTTTCAGGCTTGGGCGGTTTGGCTTCGATCGCGCTCGCGCTCGGCGGCGCCTTGGGAGCGGGCGCGGACGGAATGGCGGCAGCAGCCGAGAGGGGGACTAGCTGTTGTTGCGCTCGGGGCTCGTCGCCGTATTTGACCGCGTCGAAACCCATCTCGTGCCTTGCCTCGTTGGGCGCCAGCACGGTGCCTTGCACACCGCGCACCAACGCCTCGACGCGATCCTTGAAAGCCGAGCGCAGCAGCGCAGCGGTATCAAATTCAACGTACTCGTCGGGCTGGCCGTAAAGCTGAAACATCTGCCCGATCGCTTCCTCGATGTGATTCAGAGCAAAGCCAAGGCCACTCGCAATCCATGCCTGCATGAGCAGTTCGGTCGAAGAATATGGCGTGCCGCCGATGCCGAGCACTTGCAGCGGAATGCGAAACGCCAGCGCGATGTTCTGCGCCGTGAGCTTCATCATCTCGGCGATCTCGGCGTCCTTGCCCGACGTGGTCCACGGCTGCACCTTCAGGCCGGCGGTCATGATCGGCACGCCGCCGGGACCGCAACCACCGAGCCCTTTGGCCTGCTCATTCCAGAGATCGCGAAGCTCGGTCACCTGCTTTCGGTCGAGCACGAGATCGGTGGACAGCACCGCGGACGGCCGCGCCTGATTGAGATAGAACTGAATCTGCTGCTGCGTGATCGCGTTCGCTGCCGCGATGTCCATCATCGCCGCGGTCAATGGCGTCTCACCGATCAGCGGAAACGTGTCGCGCTTGGCGCTGAGCCGCACGTGCAGCACGTCGCGCTGCGGCACGATCAATTTGCTGCCCTTCAATTGCTTCTCGATGACCGTGTTGCCGCCGAGCGAATAAAAGATGTCACCGGTCGAGGCCAGTTGCGGGCGCGACACCCGCGGGTCCATCAGATGCAATTCATCGATCTCGTAGCGATCATTGCGCAATGCCAGCGCGTAGGCGTTGCCTTCCAGATAAAGTGAACGTGTGAGATTGAGCATGAAGTCGGAGATCGATTGATACCAGTTCGGCTTGCGCAGAATGCGCGACAGCGCCGACGTGGTGATCCGCTCGCGACCGCCTTTCTCGTTGGCGCGCCAATGCGTCCCAGGACACATGGCCACGGTTTGCGAATAGGCCGATACGCAAGCTTCGACCATCGCCGACTGCGAATAGCCGCCGACCGGGTCCTGACCGAGTTGCCACCAATTGATCGCCGCGCCGTCCGGCAGCCAGCCGCCGCTGATCGGCAGATAATATGGACCGGAACGGTATGCCCCCTCGGTAGCTTTGACCAAGGGGGCAAGAACGCGTGCGAGTAGACCGCGAGCATTCATCTGATCTTGCGTGCTTCGGCGACTTGGTTGTCCAATCGCGAGTCCCGAACTCCGGGACTCGCGATCAGCAAATTTGTCGTCACTCGGGCTTCGTGGTCGGCGATACCGGTCGAGAGGACCGTGTCGCATAAGTGCCCGCTCGACCGGGCTCCATCGATCGCGTCGCCGTCACGCCCTTCGGTGCCGGCACATTCGGATCAGGACCGCTGCCGTCGTCTTCCTTTTCGAGCACGTGCTCGCCCATGCGGGCGCGATCATTCTCGTCTTGCGTCGGCGTGGGCTTGCCTGTCGCTTCACCGCTTTTCGGATCGGGCATTGATCGTCTCCTGTCGTTTCACGCAATTGCGAAAGCGAGCCGCAGGATGCGGCTCGCCATTACAACGGATTCAACTCACCAATTGACGAGTTGCATCCACGCCACGGTGCCGGTGCGCCGCTGAATCCAATTGATCGGCAGGATCATTCGAAGCGCGAGCGAATCCGTTTGCCACAGCGAGCGCTGCGGTGCCGCCACCACGGCCGGCGTGCCGGTCGTGGCCAACGGCAGCGGAGTCGTATCTTCCATATGGAGCGTGGCAGAATCGGAAACGTCGAAGCGAGGTGCTTCGCCACCGACCGTGACGAAATCGGCGGCATCGATCAGGATCACGGTCCTCACCGGCACCGTGCCAGAATCGATCACCGGATAGCCGAGCAGTTGGCCGGCTTCCAACTCTTCCTTGAACGGGAATTCCCCGCTGTTCGGCGCCACCGTGAGCTTGCCGGTGTTGATCTCGCCCGGATTCATCAGCCATGCCGGCGCGCGAATGTTGCCGGCCAAGTTGGCCGTGAGCGCACCGGTCAACAGTTTGAGATCGCCGACCATGTTGACAAAGCCGGGAGTCGTATTCGTAGCCGTGAGCGCCGCCACGCCGTTGAGCAGACCGGCGGGACGGATCGCCGTTGCCGCACCAGCGTCGATCAGCACGCTGTCGAGTGCGACGCTGGTATCCTCGCGCACCGCCTCGCGCAGCAAGCCTTCGATCGCCGGCACACTGTGTTCCCCGATTTCTCTTGTCCAGGTGGTGATCACGGCCATCTTTTTCGGCACAAGGACCTGCGCAGTGAATGCGCCCTGCCGTACCGGGATTGGATTGCCTTCACCGACGAACGAACCGGCGACGGTGGGCGTCGGCGACCGGGTCGGGATGCTGATCTTGCCGGCACGGCCGAAGCTCAACGACAGACCTTTCGCCGCCAGCCGCGCATAGATCGCCTTGGCCAGCAACAGCGGCATGAAGTCAGCATAGACCGTCTGCACAAGCTCGGCCGCCCAACCGGTGACCGTGGTCATGGCCGGCGCTGACGCCGCGCGCATGATCATGTCGCACATGACTCTGGTCGCTTCGTCCTCGCCGTAGATTTTCACCCGCGCTTCGTTCGGATGCTGGCCCCACGCCTTGGCGGCATAGGTGACCACACCGGCCCGCACGATGTATTCGAGCGGATCGAGTTCCTTCTTGCGGCTGACGATGATCGGCCCGCTGCCGCCGGGCTGATGCAGCACGGTTTGAAGCTGGCGATGCTTGTCGGCGCCGTCCTTGTCGTTGGCCACTGTGCCGGCCAACCGCTTTTCCGCCTCGACCAGCGAACCGTGGTGCTTTTCGAGTTGGGCGATCTTGGCGTTGAGATCGTTGGTCAGTTCCAGATCGGCGTCGCTGACATTGCTGTCGTCGAGCTTTTTCAGATGTTCGGCCAGCTTGTCGCGATAAGAGACAAGCTGCGCTTCGGTATCTTGGATGCGTTGAGCGAGCGACATGGCTTCGCCCTTTCCTTTTCGAGACGTGTCGGCATGCCCGCCGGTTGAACCGCGCTTCCGCTTGCTGTCGTCTCTGTTGCCATGCCCGGCGAAGACGAGATCAAGCGTTGCGCGGGAGATGTCGAGCGACTTCGCGACTGCGAGCGCATTCGGATTTGCCGGAATGCTCACAAGCGAAGTCTCGACTAGTTCCGATTTGGTGAAGATCATTCCGCCCATCAGTTCTTCGAGCGCATCGCCGGTCGGCGATTTCTTGCGCGGACGCGATTCGATCGGACGGAAGCCGACCGACACGGCGCGCAGAATGCCGGCCTCCACCAGCCGGCGAATCTCATCGATGCGAGGTGACGTGCCTTCGGGCGCAAGCTCCAGGTGACCGCGCAGTGCGCCCTTCTCGACCCGCAAATTCTTCCAGCTTCCGACCACAAAGCTCGGGATATGGAAACCCAATGCGATCGGATTTTTCTTGAAGTTCGTAAGGTCGAAGCCTTCCGCCAGAATAATGTCACCCATCCGATCGGGCGTGTCGTCCGACAGGATGAATTCCCTTTCGGCGTTGACCGGTGTGACGTGCGTTCTCTGCACCAATGCCGGCGCCTTGCGCCCTTCCCATGCGAGTTCGCAGGCGTCTTCGGCGTCGGCTTGATCGAGATCAAGATCGTCGTCCATGATCTCATCGACGCAGCGCGACAGGAAATCGCTGCGGCCTTCGTCGTCATCGGGCGTCGGCACTTGCTTCGCCAGCAGGCTCGACCACAGCTTGACGATGCGCTTGACTTCGTCGGCATCCTTCGGCTTCTCGCCGCCGTGCTCTTGGCGCCAGATCGACATGCAAGCGGCAATCGCCTGTTCCTGCGGCCGCTTGTCGTCGCCCATCATTTCAGGCACGCAGCGATGCATGAATTCGCTCTGACTCTCGCCCTTGTGCGGCTTCATCGGCATGAATGCCTCCATCGCGCGGGCGAAAAGTCCCGCACGCTCTGACTCGACTTTGAGAGTGGGCAGTTACTTGTCGGGCTTGGTGCGCCGTCTCAATGGCCGTCGCAACGCCGCAACTTCATCGGCGGTCAGACCGAGACGCTTCGCTGTCTTGTCGCTGATCTTGCGCGCAGCCGCATCATCACCATCGGTGAGGATCGGGTCATGCAGCTTGGAATCCTGCTTGCGATGATCTTCGAGATAGAAGAATTCGCGCGCGGCATCACTTTTTGCTGCCGACATAGGCATTGAAACGATCCATCGTTTCCTTGTCTTTCAGATTGAGCACGCCATACCAATCGCTGCCGAGCAGCAATTCCTTGCCATGCTCGGAATCGGCAAGCGCCCAAATCGCCTTCGGATCGTCGTCGTCGAGCAGCTTGACCAGCGCGCTGTTGGTGTCGTCGTCGATCTCGACCGGTTCTCCGTCCTCGTCGGGCTCGACCTCGATTTCCGGCAGATGGCCGTTGCGCTCGGCCCAGCGGAAGCGATCGTCTTCGTCCATCTGTTCCCAAACATCGGTCTGATAGTCGGCGACGCTGTCGGAGAAGTCGGGCGGCTCGATATCGCCGGCCTTGTTCTCGGCCTCGTGGTTGAATGCCTTGGTGACTTCCTTGTCGATCTCGCTCCGCATGTCTTCCGTCAGGAATTCGTGCGGCTCGATCTGTTCCACGCCGGGCAGGGTCATCTGCGCGGGATCGAAGCCTTCCGGCACGAGCTTGTCGTCGTCGAACGAAATATCGGGATCGGCGCCGCCGTCGTCATAGCGGCTGGAATATTCGTCGATCGTGATCGCCGCTGCGATCTGCGCGTCGGTGAACGGCGGCAACGGGCTGCCGGCATCCTCGCGCTGCTCTCGCCACGATTCGATCGCGGCCTTCAGCCAGTCGTCGTCCGCACTATAGTTTTCCGCCAGATCGCGCTTGGCTTGCTCCAGCGGTTGCCCACTGTCGCGCCAGCTTTCGACTTCACTGTCAACGAATTCGTCTTGCGTGGCGCGCATCCAACGATCGCGGATATCTTCCTGCTGATCACTGCTCAGCATCTCCCACGAATCCGGCGTATAGGTCTCGCCCGCGCGCTCGCCGCCGCCCTTGCCCAGCTTGCGCTTCAAGTCGCCGCGCAGCGTGTCCCAGGAATCCTCGGTCGGTACGTAACCGTAGCGCGCCCAGGCATAGCCGCCGACATCGATATCGGCATGCACTTTCAGCTTGTCGAGACCGAGCTTCTGATACATTTCGACATTGGCCGCGAGCATCTTTTTACCGGTGTCCTTGCCGGTGCCGCCCGCGCGCAGCGAGAAATAATCGCTCGATGCACTGTTGTCGTCGAAATCGATCGAGCGCGTGTAGGTCCCGATCGTGCGGCCTTGATTGTCCTTGAGATCGCCACTGATGGACATCTCGTCGGCATATTCGCGGTAGCTGATGCTCATCGTGCCGTTCAGGCCGCCGAGAAACTGTTGCCTGAATGCTTCCGGCGCTTCCGCCACACGCCCGTTCCAGCGCGCCAGGAATTTTTCCTTGGTCTTGCCATCCATCCTGATCGCGCTGTCGAGTTGAATATTGGCCTTGGCAAAATCGACGGTCTCGGATTCACCCTTTTTCTTCGCAGGCTTTTCTTGCTCGGCGGCAGACGCCGCTGTGCTTCCCTCCGCGCCGCCGCCATCGCCCGCCCCGGTATCGGTCCAGCGGCCGTGCTCGTCGCGCGGCTGCGATGGATCGAAGGCGCGTGCAATCTCGCCAAGCAGATCGAGGCTACGCACGCCGCTCCACACCGCGGCATTCCAGCGCTGATCTGCGAAGCTCTTCATGCGCCGACTTGCAATCTCTGCCAACGCGCGATCCTGCGCGGCGATGCCGTCTTCGTAGCTCGTCACGCGGTCGCCCTCGCCCGGCTCGTAGCGCTGCGCGCCCTCCGGATCGTGGACCATGAAGACGACATCGGACTCGCCGCCGTTGAACTTGGCGTAGGTCGCCTTGTCCCATCCCTCCGGTGCGAACCGATCGTTCCAGGCGAGCCGCGCCACCGCGCGAAAGCCACTTTTGCTGTAGAGGTCCGGCAGCACGGTGTCGAAGGCATCGAGCCGATTGCCGCCGTTCTGCGTCGCCAGTTTCAGCATCGATTCCGCAGCGCCGGAAATCTTGACGCCTTCGTGCTTGAATGCCGAGACGATGTCGCCGTTGGCTTTGAGCGCAAAGCCGACGTTGCCATCCGGCGTCAAGAACATCCGCGTGTCGCGATATTCGTCCGCCGCGTACGCGTGCACCGATGCGCCGTAGGTGCCGCTCTTCGCCGCGGTGATGGCGGCGTGGAAGCGTTCGTTGCCGTCCGCGGTCAGCCCGTGAAACGTCAGCGGGGTGATGCCGGCCTTGTGGGCCGCATCCTTGCCGGCGGTGTCAAGCGCATAGACCGCTTCGACGTGCTCGCGGCGTTGCGCTGCGCTCGGTTTGCTGCTGCTGTAGTCGCCGCCTGCGCCGGTATCGGTCCAGCGGCCGTGCTCGTCGCGCGGCTGCGATGGATCGAAGGCGCGGCTTACAGGCCCATGGCCCG